ACCGAGATTTTGACCACCAGGTAGAGTTGTAATTTCGGTTCCTCTACCTCCTTCACGGCGAGGTAGCCAGAAATCTTCAAGCATACTCATGAATTTTTTATCATCACGGATTTCTCCAGTTGATGCATCATATACGAGTTTGTTACGATAACGCATCATAACATCACGAAGATATTGTTCTGCCTTTACTTTTGGTAGATTACCAACATCAATATAAAAAATTCTACGCTCGGGAGCACGAGATAATCTGTAAATAACCAGAGAATCTTCTATCATTCTCAGTTGATTTACTGCTTTAATTGCTTTGTGCAAGTACGATAGTACGGTTCCTTTATTTCTATCAACTAATCCAGATGTACAATATGTGATAGAATCTCTTGAAAATTTTACACCACTATTTGCTGATGATGTATTGTTTAATTGGGATGTTGCACTATTATTTCCCTTAGAGTTGTAGATGAAATATTCATCTATTTCTGGAAAAACAAACGTTTCATCATTTGGATTTCTTCTAACTAACCCATCATTTTTCTTATCTTTTCTTTGCTGTCTAACATAACGCATTTTTAATGCGTCGATATATCTTAGTTCTTGAATTCCTTCCTGTGGGTTTTTCAAGTCAATAACTTTATGGTAATAAAGTCTTCCATCAATATACCAATTTCTATAAATTTCATGAGACTTTTTATCAAAGTCAAGCATGTCCAATATATTTTTAAATTCGTCCCTTATCTTTTTCTTTATACCATCACTAGCATTCAAATTTGATAATTCAATTTCTACAGGAACATCGTTAGAATCTGATACAATTGCTTCATTAACAATGTCTTCTATAGCACTATCAACTTCGGGATGTAAAGCCATCTCCCGATATCTTTTGATTAGATCAAATTCTGTTCTATAAACTCCTTCAATATCTACATATGATCCAAAAAAACCACTAGTCAAATAATGATCAACCCCGTCCTCATTATTTTGAGGAACGGGGGATACTGTAGTAGGTGATTTCTTTGAATTATCTTCTATTGAAAATCCAAATAATTTAGACATTACTAAAATAAAACGTATACCTTAGTTATATTTATCAAGCAATTAAAGTACCGTTTTGATCATTTGCACCACCAGATGTTTGATCAGAACCAACAGTCCAGTACTGAACTTGGAACTCAACGGTATACTCTTCAATTGTATCTGAAGAATCATATGATAAATCAATCTGAGATACATTAGTTGGGAAGACATCATAGAAGAGATATGTTCTCAATGCTTGAGCACCAGATCCACCTAGGGATGCGCTGTTCGAAGTAGACTCCCTACCTTTATCATAACCTCTTCCGAGTTGATGTACAACTGCGTTGGTCATGTATGAAGTTGGGTTGGTAGCACCAGTATTGTTATCCAATTTGCTGATACCGTTCATCCAGAGTTCAAATGCAGTTCTGAGTTTGAAATCCTCATCATTGATAACTGTAACAGTCCAGGTATCAAAGGTTCTGTCGCCAGCAACTTTTAAAATACGTCCTCTAAATGGTACGTCAATTGGTGCAATGTTTGATGCTGGGAGAGCAGCTGCTTTGCAAAGGAAATTGAAAGCTTCTGCCTCACCACCTGCACCTGAAGTCCAGGATGAATTACCACCAGCAGCCTCTGGGAAAGTTGGGATAGAAACCTCAAATAGATTGGGTCTAGCACCACCACCAGCTAATTTAGTTTTAAAATCAGAGATTGTTCTTAAGGTTGACATTTTTAAATCCTCCTATGTTTACTTAGCGATAATTATCAAACTCTACCAGCAACTTCTTCAAAACTTACTCCCGTGCGAGTCGCTACGAAAGTTAGAGTTACGAAGTTGATTGACTTAGCTGGCTTCAGGAAGATGTCCGCTCTAAATTCATTATTATCAATGATATCTGGAGTGTTGTTAGTCTCATCGCAAATTACCAAGAAGTCATAAACACCTCTCTTTGCTTGAACATCTCTTAAGTAAGGTTCAACGATATTTACAAAGTTTGCTCTAGTGATCTGATCATTCAGTTCGAAGAGTTGTGCTTCAGCTGCTTTTTGTAGTGCTTGCTCAACAGTTAAGAACAGGCGGCGAACGTTAATTCTATCAAATGCTGATGCATATCCAAGAGCAGTCTTATCTCCGAAGAGTAAGATACCCAAACCTGGTTGATTAACTATGGAGTTAATTCTTCTTGGATATAGTTGATCTCTTTGAGCTTTGTTTGGATTGTATGCAAGCTTGATAGCATTATTTAAGATTCCTCTTTGCTGACCAGCAGGAGAGAACCAAGGATATGCTACTAAGTTTGTTCTGACCATTAGGCCAGCAACATCACCATTACATGCAATGTATCTGAATTGATTATTGAATCTATCATACATGTACTTGTATCCAGTATCAAATACTGCATATGATGAAGAAGGAAGTGGACTGAAGAACTTGATGATATTGTTGGTTTGTGTATCGGAATTTGTTATTCCCAAGATTCCCTTACCGTCATCACCTCTGTGGGTTGAAACGACAGTAACACAATCTTTTCTTCCATTTGAAAGAGAAATTGTATAATTTGCTTTCGCTTGCGATTCTTCAAGAGTAGGCATTGAAGGTCCGTTGATGATGAAATCAACTTCAATCTCATCTTTATTTGAGAAGTATGAGTATCCAGTGATGATATTACCAAGGGTTGCTCTCATGCCCTTATTTGCACCATAATCTGCACCAGCAGATAGTGCATAAGTAACATTACCAATAGCATTAAAGATAATTCCTTGGGAAGCCTGATTCCAAACACCATCTGCTAGATCGTATGGTGTGAACGATGCAGATGCTACACCACTGTAGGTTGTGAATCCTGTTACTACTGGTGTAGTATCATTTTGACTATCATATTCATCAGATGGATTTGCTCCAGCAAAAACATAAGATGAGAAGTTTGCAATATAATCTTTCCAGAAAACTTTCTGTGGAGAATTGATTGCAGATACAGTATCAGTTGCTTTTGATAAGTTGATATGCTTTTCTAGTAAGTTTCCTTGAATACCAGTAACCTTACCTTCATCATCAAAGATTGCAACGTGTAGTGCATCATTCTTGCAGCTTCTCTCAGCAGCAAATCCACTTGTAACTGGTTTTGGTGCAATTGACTTCCAGTATACTGTGCTATTAACTAATCCAAGAGTTTGTTGATCGTACCAATCTACTGCTGCAGATACTGTGAAGGATGTAGTTCCGATTCCTGAAGATGGGATGATGTGAAGAGTATCACCTGCTGCAAATGAACTAGATCTATCGTTCTCTGCATATGCAATTTCAGTTTCTACTCCACCAGTTGTTACTCTGGAGAGAATCTTAATATCAATGCTGCTTGATCCTGAAGCAGTGGTAACTCCAGTGATAATTCCTTTAACGTATCCAGAGAATACCTGTGTTGAACCAGCACCTGTTGCTCTAACACTAGAAATACCAACAGTTACTCCATAACCAATTCTAACTCCAGAACCATTTAAGTTTGATGTTGGAATTGTAATTGTCTGGTCTGCTAAATCGTCAATAACACAAATCTTTAGACCGTTTGCCCAAGTTCCTGGGTTCTTTGCTGCATACGCAAATGTAACCGAATCATCCGAATGGTTATCGTTGTAATCATCATAATTATCGATCTGTAGTCCAGTATTTGCAGCTACATCAAATCCTGCATTAGCGTTGTTTAAGCTGGAACCAGTAACTCTTACAACTTTTAAAACACCACCATAGGACAGGAATGATGATGCTGCGAGCCAATACTCGTACTGACCATCTTCATTTCTTGGTTTTCCGAAAATATCAATGAGCTCTTGTTCTGTGTCGATATCTACTGGCTCATTAACTGGACCAATTGGAAAAGGTCCAGCAATAACACCAATATTATCTAATACATTTTCAGCTCTCCCAACTGTTAAATCAACTTCCCTTGTAAGTACACCGGGAGATAATTGAGGAGTCGCCATGTTTTTCTCCGATTGTCCAGATTTATCTACAAAATATTTATTAAAATGTTACTTTTCACGGGGGAAATCGTGCATGAACAATATTACCAGTCAGGATACTCCCACTTATCAACAACTCTAGATACCATTCTACTTGCAACTACTCTTTTTATCGTACATTCCTTGCATTCATAAGAAAATGAGGATGCACTTGGACCTCTGCTTTTTCTAATTCTGTAAAAACCATCTATCAAATTTTTTATCTCACCACAAGATCTACACTTTCTATCATATAATAATAAATGACCATAGTTAAATTGCTGTTCTATTTCCATTAAACATATTCCCACATATAAGATCTATCTCCATATTCATCAGCATACCATCTATCACCATCAGCATCAACAAAAGTATTATTATCCAATCCATCAACTATAAATCCAAAAGGAGACATATCCTGTTCTATTTGATTCTTCTGTTCTTCGTATAATTTCTTTCTTATGTCTTGGTCCGTTAATTCTTTAAAGTAATCTTGGGCAACTAACCAAGCATAGATTACGAGGCACATTGCTAAATCATCATTACATCCTTCTTCTGCTTCAAAAGAGTTGTGCTTTGAAATAAAAGTAGTTAGCTCGGAAATTATTTCATAGTCTTTAAATAATAACTTATCACCCTCTATCATTGCTTTTAGATTGAGAGATCCAACTTTTTTAACAGTCTTACTCATTTTTACGCCAAGTTGAGTCTTCTTACCAGAAAACCCCTGACCAACAATCTGACCAGCTCTTCCTCTCATAGAGCACATTAAAACGTTTTGATACTCTAAATCATAGTGAAGTAATGATGCTACTTGATCTCCAATATCATTTACTTCACATAAAATATATGCTTTATTATAATTTTTTGCTAACTCATAAATTATATTTGGGAATAACATTGGTTTAATTTCATTATTCCTATATTTTGCTACAATTTTATGGGGGAATTGTGTGATATCTACAACTACAAAAGCTGAGTAATCTTCACCAACTCCTCTAGCAACGTCAACTGTAATTATATAATCGTGATTTTCTTTAACTGCTTCATACACATCCAATCCAGCATTTCTTTGGATTGGATCTTCATAAACAAAACTTTTTAATTTACTTGGTGAAATAAGAGTATCAACGGATCCTAAAAATTCACACTCAAATTCGATTTTGAATTGTTGATCAGATGTGTTTGCAATGGTTTGCTTTTTCCATTCCTCATCTCTTCCAGGAACTTCTGACCAATGAACATCGGTTGGTACGTATTCATTTTTTGATCTTTCGGCATCATGCCACATTCGGTAGAAGTGATTCATACCATGTGGAGTTGATACGATAATTACTTTCGTGTTTTTACCGGAAGTAATAGTAGGATAAACAGATGCAAAGAAGGAATCTGCGATATGGTTTGGAACGAAAGCGAATTCATCGAGAAAGAGGATATTGAACGACATGCCTCGGACAGCACTCGCAGACGTAGAAGCAGCCAGAATCTTTGATCCATTTTCGAGTTCAATATTTCCCTTATTCCATGCTATTATACCCTGTTGCATCCATTTTGGTAAGTTTTCGTAAGCAGTTGCTAACCTACTTAACAGTTCTCTAGCAGTTGCTGCTTTATTAGCAAGAATACCAATATT